ACATCCGCGCCCTTTGCGGCTCCGAAAGCTTCGCCGACTTTGTCCGCCGCCTGCGCGGCCCCGACGCCTTCATCAGAGTGACGAAAAAATGAAGGACCTCGCCGCCCTCGATGAGTTCCGGCAGCGCGACCGGCGCATCCTCGAAATGTACGGCTCGTTCGGCGACGGCGGCAACGGCGTGTTCCGCCTGCTCTGCCAGCGCACCGGGACCTACCTGCATTGCCTCGCCTCGAACGGCGATGGCTGGGACCACGTGTCGGTGAGCGTCGCCCACCGCATTCCCAATTGGCTCGAAATGGACTTCGCCAAGCGGATGTTCTTCGCCGACGACGAGACGGCGATGCAGCTCCACGTGCCGTCGTCGGACCACGTCAATCATCATCCCTTCTGCCTGCACCTGTGGCGGCCCAACGACGGCCGGGAGATCCCGCGCCCGCCAGCCGAGTTCGTAGGGCCGGTAGTCGTCGCATGATGTTGGCCCCGCGCCATGCGATGACGGCTGTCACAACCGCGTGATAAGGCCGAAGGCCTCCACAGGAGGAACCCCCTAATGGCACGCGCTCAAATTGCTTTGATCATCCCGCTCGGCGATGCGCCGGGCTATATCCCCGGCTTGCACCCCGACCAGGGCCTGCCCGGCGGCGAATATTACCCCGATCAGGGCCTGCCCGGCGGCGGCCGTCCGCCGCACGTCAGCAACCGGCCGCCTGGATCGTGGAACCCTGAGCATCCCTCGACCGGCCCCGTGCGCCCCGGCCGCCCCGTCGATCCCGGCTTTGGTTGGGGCGGCGAGTATCCCTCGACCGGCCCGATTGTCCCGCCCATGGGCGGCACTGACGTTCCGCCCGACGAGTATCAGCCGCTGCCGCCGCCAGAGGACATCTACAGCCAATACGTCGTGAGCGTCTGGGACCCGAAAACGGCGAGCTGGACGACCAAGGCCTACCCGCCGCGCTGATTTGTCCTTCGCCGACACTGCAACTCTCGCCAGCGACGCCGACGCGCCGCTGGTCATTCCCTACCGGCCGCGTCGCCACTTCCTCAAGCTGCACGCCTCCGAGAGGAGGTTCATCTTCGCCTGCTGCCACCGGCGCGCAGGCAAGACCGTCGCCATCGCTAATCACCTCATCCGCGCCGCATACCTCAACGGCAGGCAATGGCCGCCGCCGCGCTACGGCTACGTCGGGCCGAGCTTTGAGCAAGCCAAGGATCTCGTCTGGTCGTACCTGAAGCAATACACGGCGACCATCGAAGGCGTGCGCTTCCTCGAAGGCGAGCTGGCCATCGTGCTTCCGCACAACGGCGCGATCATCAAGCTCTATGGCGGCATGTCCGCCTACGAGAGAATGAGAGGCATGTACTTCGACGGCATCGCGCTCGACGAATATCCGCTGCTGCAAAAGACGGTGTTCTCGACCGTGGTGCGCCCCTGCCTCGCCGACTATCGCGGCTGGGCCATCGTGTCGGGAACGAGCAACGGCGACGACCACTTCAACAAGCTCAGACTCCGCGCGCTCGCCGATCCAGAACGATGGGACGTGTTCATCATCCCGCTTTCCGAAACAGGCGAGGAGGCGCTGTCCTACGCCGAGGCGGCCGAACTCACCCAGGACATGAGCGCCGACGAATACGCCCGCGAGATGGAGTGCAGCTTCGACGCCCCGGTCGAGGGCGCCTACTTCGCCGATCAGCTCAACGCCGTCGCCGCTCAGGGCCGCGTCTGCAAGGTGCCGGTCGACCTCTCCGCGCCGGTCATCACCTCATGGGACCTGGGCGTGCATGACTACTGCTCGATCTGGAGCTGGCAGAACGTCGGCCGCGAGGTCCACTTCGTCGACTACGTCATGGATGTCGGCAAGGGCCTCGACCACTGGGCCGGATATCTGCGCAAGAAGGCGACGCTCGGCGGCTTCTCCTACCAGTGCCACCTCTTGCCGCACGACATCGAGGCGCGCGAGATCTCGACCGCCAAGTCGCGCCGCCAGATGCTTGGCGAATTGATCCCGAAGGACGAGCCGATCATCACCGTGCCGCGCATCCGCTCCAAAGAGGACGGCATCAACGCCTCGCGCGCCATGCTCGGCTCGGCCTACTTCGACGAGGACGCTTGCAAGCTGGGCCTCGCCATGCTGCGCGGCTACCACAAGAGCGCGATGGGCCTGCCGGTCCACGGCCCAGGCCCGCACTCACACGGGGCCGACGCCTTCCAGACCGCCGCCGTCGGCTTCCACCTCGTCACCGGCCTCTCCGCCTCGATGCTCAGGCGCGGCCCGATGCGCCGCAAGATCAGGGGCATCGTGTGATGCCGACTAAAGCCTACGCCTTGGCTGAGTTTCGGCGGTTTATCCGCGCAATCGGGTTCAAGGAAACGACTTGCGAGGACCGCGAAAAAGTGGTGGCGCTCATCCTGGAAATGCAAGCAACAGCATGTAAACGCGGCATGTCAGAATACGAGATGGCCACGACCTACGACGCCGACGCGCTCCTAGACCTCTATCGCGAAACTCTTGACAGACGCCACTGAGGCTTAAGCCTGGGCCAGCCACCACTGCGGCGGCATTTGAGGACCGATGAAATCAGGATAAGGTCGCCCCGGTTCGGGACGCTCCGAGGGACCGGCTTTCCGCTGGTTCGACTTCCTCGGAGCATGTTGGCCCATGGCCATCTCCAATCGAATGTCAAAGACGCCAGAGTATCGTGCTTGGGAGAACATGCGCAGACGTTGCGCCAACCCAAGCCATATCTCCTATAAGAATTATGGCGCACGCGGGATCGCCGTCTGCAAGCGGTGGCGGGATAGCTTCGCGGCTTTCCTTAAGGACATAGGGCCTAAGCCCGATCCGTCGCTGACGCTGGAGCGCATCGACAATGATAAGGGATACGAACCCGGCAATTGCCGCTGGGCGACGCGCGCCGAGAACCTCGCTAATCGGAGGCTCTATCACGGTGGCGTGACAATCGACGGCGAGACGATACCGCTCAAGGTCGCGATGTCCCGCTACGGCGTCAAGGATCGCGCCCTCGTTCGCTACCGTGTGCGAACAGGAATGTCGATTGAGCGCGCCATCAAGCTCGGCCCGCGAGCCGAAGGCCAAGCCTACCGATACGCCGAAAGGTAATGCCAATGGCTCTGGAGAGGCTATTCACATTCAAGGACAGCGAAACACCGCACTCCTACGACCCAGGCGATCCAGCTACTTATCACCAGTTCATCCATGCTTTGATAAGCGATGCCCGTGACTACGAGAACAGCGTGCTCGCACCCAAGCGCGATGAGGCGCAAAAATATTACTACGGCATGCTGCCGTCGCTGAACCCCAACGGGAGCCCCTATAGCGACACGCTGATCATCGAGGACCCAAACGCCACTTACGAAGAGATCCTCGGCCCCGGCGAAGGCCCCTCGAAAAGCTCGTTCGTCTCGACCGACGTGCGCGACGCCGTCCTGATGATGCTGCCCTCGCTGGTGCGCATCTTCGCCGCCTCCGAGAACGTCATCAGCCTCGTCCCGCGCACGCCCGACGACGACGACATGGCCGAGCAGGCGACCAACTATGTCAATTATGTTTTCTGGCAGGATAACGCTGGATTTTTGACGCTGTACGGCGCCGTCAAGGACGCGCTCACCGTCAAGACCGGCTACATCAAATGGTGGACCGACAACGCCAAGGAGGTGAAGCGCAAGAAGTTCGTCAACATCACCATGCAGCAACTGCAAATGTTGATGTCCGAGGACCAGACCGCCAAGGTTGTGCCTGGCTCTCTGCAGCAGAACGAAACGGGCGGCATCGATGTCGTCATCGAAGGCACGCAGAACAAACCAATCACCCGCGTCGAGGGCGTGCCGCCGGAAGAGATGAGATTGGATCGCTACGCCAGGACGTTCGCCAAGTCGCGCATCGTCGGCCATGAGCGCATCGTCTCCATCGACGAATTGACCGCGATGGGCTACCCGCGCGACCTCGCCGCGAATTACCTGCAGACGCAGGACATCCATAACTTCACCATGGAGAACATGATCCGCAACCCAGGCCGCGGCATGTCGAGCCGCGTCGGCGACGGCGTCCTCTATGGCGAGTGGTACGTGCGCGTCGACACTGACGGCGATGGCGTCGCGGAGCTGCGCTACATCTGCACCATGGGCGAGGATCACGCCCTGGTCCGCGACGAACCCGCCAACCGGATCAAGTTCGCGCTCTTCTCTTGCGATCCGATCTCGCACACGCTCGTCGGCGACAGCATCGCGGACCTGACCGTCGACATCCAGAGGATCAAAACCAACATGACGCGCGGCGTCCTCGACAGCCTCGCGGAGTCGATCAACCCCAAGACCGTGGTCAACGAACTGGTCACCAACCTCGACGACGCGCTCAACGACGACCTGGGCGCGGTCATCAGGACCAGGGGCGACCCCTCGGCCGCCGTGCAATTCGCCACCACGCCGTTCGTCGGCCAGCAGGCGCTGCCGGTCCTCGAATACCTCGACAGCGTCCAGCAGCGCCGCACCGGCCTCTCAGACGCCGCCAGGGGCCTCGATCCGAAGGCCCTGCAATCGTCGACCATGATCGGCGTCGAGGCGGTCATCAACGGCCAGCAGGAGCGCACCGAACTGGTGGCGCGCGTCCTGGCCGAGACAGGCTACCGCGACCTGTTCCATGGGCTGTTCAACGAGATCGTCGAGAACGAGAACCAGCAACGCACGCTGCGCATCAACGGCAAATGGACGAGCTACGACACATCGATGTTCGACGCCGACATGTCGGTCGAGGTCAACCCGACGCTCGGCAAGGGCTCGGACACGGTGCGAATGATGACGCTGCAGCAGATCAAAAACGATCAGGCGATGGTGTTCCAGCAGTTCGGGCCGCAGAACCCGGTCGTCGGCATCCCTGAGATGCTCAACACCATCAGCGATATGCTGGAGATCGCCAACATCAAAAACGTGTCGCGCTACTTCAAGACGCCGCCGCCGCAGGTCATCCAGCAAATGCAGCAAGCGCCGAAGGAGCCGGACGCGATGACCATCGCCGCGATGGCCAACAACGAGCGGGTGAAGGCGCAGACCGCGAAGGACATCGGCACGCAGCAGTTCAACGTCCAGAAGGCCGCCCAGGACGAGGCGTTCCGCCGCGACAAGCTCGCCCAGGAGGCGGCCTACGAGGCCGAGAAGATCCGCGTGCAGGAGGCGCAGCTCGCCCTCGACCATCAGGTCGACATGGCCCAGGTCGTGGTCGACATGGCCAAGGCGACCACGCCGTCGACGCCGTCAAGCGATGGCGGCGCGTGATGGATATGCGGGTGTTCGTCGATCCAGATTGGTGGAAGCGGACTGCGCTTAAGCTTTTGGTCAAGGAGTTGGTTCGGCGCGAGCGTGAGGATTTAGCGGGTTGGGACCCAGCGGACGACGAGGAGCTGTTCGAGGCGACGCTCCTGGCGCTCTACCCGCTGGATGGCTTCGACGGGCGGAAGGGCGGCTTGCCCGAAGGCTAAAATCGAAGTAATCATCCAAGCAACCTGCAGAGTTGTCCCAATGACAACTTGGTTGCCGATGATCAGATGTCGGCGCTGGGCAGCAGAGAGAAGATCGAAAACCTGAGCGAGCGGCGGGAACTCTCGGCCGCCGCCAAGGCTCTGCTTTCCGACCAGGCGTTCGCTCACGTCTACCGGCAGCTCCGCAACCAGTGGTTCAACGAGCTTCTGGACACGCCGCATGCTGGCCCCAAGCAGGACGAACTGGCGACCCGCCTGCGCACCCTCGATCACATCCCGGTGGCGCTAGGCAACCTCGTCGACAATTACCGGACCGACGCCCAGAAGGCGGCCCGCAATGCCTGAGGCCGATCTCTCGGTTGAGGTCTTGCGCGAGGCCTTCGATTACGACCCGCTCGGTGGTCATCTCATTTGGCGCCGGAAAAAGCGACGCGGTCAGATCGCGGGACATCTCAACAGCGAGGGCTACATCGCGGTTGACTTGCGGTGCAAAGGCGTCCGCCATCAATTGCTCGCCCATCGGGTGATTTGGGCGCTCGTAACCGGCAAATGGCCGGAAGCGATTGTCGACCACCGCAATGGGGTCGAAAGCGACAATCGCCAGGATAATCTTCGAGCGGCAAACCATAGCGAAAGCACCCACAACATCGCTCTGAGCGAGTTCGCAGGCACATCTGCTGTCGGGCGTAAGTGGCAAGCGCGAATATGCGTCAATCGAAAGTACGTTTACCTCGGCCTGTTCGACAGCAGAGAGCAGGCTCACGCCGCTTACCTTGAGGCTCGCGCGAAGCGCGTTCCCTTCCAGCCAATTCCGAGGAGGGCCGCCTGATGCCCCCAGAGGGATTGGACGAGGCCCGCGAGGCCTTCGCACAGGAGATCCCCCAGGCGACGCGCCAGCGCGACCAGGGCGGACGCTTCGTCTCCACCAACAAGCCTGAGCCGATCTTCCAGCCCCGCGAGACGGAAGGCGACGAGCGCGGCGACACGTCCGACGGCGGCGCAGACCCGCGCCTGCTCGAACAGGAGAGGAGAATTGCTGATGGCCGGTCTGAAGAAGGGGACGCCGTTCCGAGGCCCGCGAAACGCGCTGCAGCCCCCGCCAACGACGAACACGACGCAACCCAAGATGAGCCGCCAGAGCGGATCGGCGAAGGTTCCGACGATGCCGATCCAAACGCTCAAAAACCAGACAAGGGGGCCGGTCCCGACGGGGAACAAGGCGAGGACTCCTCGCCCCGGTACAAGATCCAGATAGACGGCGAAGAGCGCGAGGTCAGCCTCAACGAGGCGCTCAGGGGCTACCAGCGCGAGGAGACGTTCAATTCGCGCATGCGCCAGATGGTCGAGGTCGCCAAGACCATCGATCAGCGCGGCGCCGAAGCCCAGCAGGCGCGCGAGGCCTACATCCAGCTCTGCCAGAACCAAGAGCAAGAGTTCCAGGCGGTGATCCCCAAGGAGCCCGACTGGGACGCCCTCTACAAGCAGGACCCGGCCGCCGCCCGCCAGTTGGAGTTGAACTACCGGCAGGTCTACGGCACGCTCAACCAGATCCGCCAGCGCCGCGAATATGCGCAGCGCGAGGCCTATCAAGCCCACGCCCAGCAAACGGCGCAATATGCGCGGGCCGAGTTCGACAAGTTCCGCTCCAAGAACCGGCTCGCCAACCAGACCGAGGTCGACCACGCCATCACCGGCATGCGCCGCACCGCGATGTCGCACGGCTTCAGCGAGGACGAGATCGGCACGACCTACGACGAGCGCATGCTGTCGATCCTGCACAAGGCGGCCAAGTATGACCGCATGATGGAGAACAAGCCCTTCCCCGTGCAGCCTGAGCGCCAGGGGGCGCTGCGGCCGGGATCGGCGCCGCGCGTCGGCAATGGCGCGGCGCGCTCGATGAACGACGCCCAGAAGAGGCTCGCAAGCACCGGCCGCGTCGACGACGCAGCGGCGGTGATGGCCCAGTTTATTCGGGGCCGATAATAAGTCCGGGGTAACCGGAGCTTATGTCCAGTCTTAGGGCTGGAGCGCATAGTCTAGACCTTCGGGCTAGAGCCAATAGTCCGCCACTGACCGGCGGATATTCCCTCTTGCCCGAAAGGATCACCCCGTGCCTCAGGTCACGAACGCCTTCACTACCTATAACGCCCAAGCGAACCGCGAAGATCTCTCGAACGCCATCTACAACATCGACCCCTTCGACACGCCGGTCATGTCGGCTATTCGGAGGCGAAATGTAAAGAACCGGCTGTTCGACTGGCAGACCGAGTTCCTGCCGCTGGTCAACCTTGCGAATGCTCAACTGGAAGGGTTTGCGCTGGCTAACGGCCCGTCTCAGCCGACGATCCGTCGCAACAACATCACCCAGATCAGCGAACGCGACGCGACCGTGTCTGGTTCGCAGGAGGAGAGCGACGCGGCGGGCAAAGGGTCAGAGATGGCCCACCAGATGGCGCTCGCCGCCAAGGTCTTGAAGAGCGACATGGAGAGCATCCTCTGCTCTCGCCAGCCGCGCAGCGCCGACACTTCGGCGAACTACCAGACGACCCCGCGCACCACCGAGGCCTTCTCGCACTGGCTCGGCCGAGCCACCGACAAGAACTCGAACGTCAACGCGGCCATCGCGCCCGGCACCGTCACCACCGGCCTGCCGGTGGCGGCGACCGACCCGTTCGGCAACGTCGCCGTCGGTAGCCAAGTCAGCATCACCGAACAGATGCTCGGCGATGCGATGCAGCAGGCATACCAGAACGGTGGCTCGCCCACCATGTGGATCGTGCCGCCAGGGCCGAAGAGAACCATCTCGACATTCACCGGCCGAAGCACAACGCAAGTCTTGGTTGGTAAAACGGAGGTTGTATCAACCATTGACGTGATCGCGACCGACTTCGGACGCATCAAAGTTGCTCCGTCGCGTTGGCTGTTACCTGATGTCGGATTGCTGATTGATCCAGACTACGCTGCGGTCGCCTTTTTCAGGGCGTTCCGACAGTTCCTGATGGCCCGCGTCGGCGACGCCGAGACGCGCATGATCGTGTGCGAATGGGGCCTCGAAATGCGCAACCCGTTGGCGCACATTTTGTTCAACGGCATCAAGAAGTGACTGAGCGCCGCACGACGTACCGCAACGGCGACGGCGTGCGGCGCACGCTCATCACCGACGACGAGCGCCCTGAGGATTTCGTCATCCAGACCGAGCAGGTCCTCGACGAGATCCTCGCCGGGATCGCGCGCGACCGCGAGACGATGCCGCACAACGGCGTCAACCGGCTGCTCGCCCGCATCCCCATCGAAGTCTACGAGCGCGCCGTCCATCAGCAGTGGGACGAGGCCGACTGGGCGCGCTATCTCAATAGCGCCGAGGCCGCCCCCTTCCGTGTTTGGCAGGGGCGCGTCTAATGGCGGGCTGGGACGACAGCATCTTCGGCAACCTGCCGCCCGGCAAACCGCTGCCCGGCTCGCCGCGCAGGCCGAAGCTCCCCGACAACACGCCGCTCATGCCGGTCGATCCGCGTGCGGTCGTCGGCGGGCTCATGGATCAGGGCGCGCAGGGCGTGGGACACGCCATCGACTACGCGACCGGCCAGCCCGTGGGAGAGGGCTTCAGCCAGCCTACGCTCGGCAGGGAAGCCTACCAGATGCTCACCTCGCCAACCTTCGGCGGCGGCATGAGCCCGATGGCTGGCGCGTCGACGCTCGCCGTCGCTCCCCTGGCCGCCAGGGCCGCCAGAGGGGCCAGGACAGCCGAGGAGATCGCCACTGGGGCAAGGACAGCCTCGGCCGACGCCGACGCCGCTGCGCAGGCCTCCAGGGCCGCCCAGGCGTCCCCTGGGCAAGCGGCGCTCGACCGGATGACAGGAGCCGCGCCGACGCCCAGCGTCACCGAGGACGCCCTCACGGGCGCCGCAACGAGGGCCGCCAAGGGCCTGCCCCAGGTCACCTGGGACCCCGCCCAGCAGCGTTGGCTCACCGACAATGGCAAGCCGATCACCTCCGCGCCGCTCACCATCCCAGAGGGCGGGCCAAGCTACCCCAACATGTTCGATCCGAATGATCCGGCGCTCGCCAAGCGCCCGGCAGGCGTCGAGCAGTTCGATCTGCCGCGCGGCTCGATGGTGCGTGGCCCGGCCGTCTCTCCCCGCGTCGCCGATCTCATCGCCAATCCCGATGTCCGTAAGCAGGTCATGGACTATGTGCAGCAGGGCTCGCAGATCGGCGACCGCTGGTACAACACCTCGCCCATCCAAGACAGCGCCGTCAGGGCGCTGGGAGCGGACGACGGGCAAGCCGCCTACGAGAAATACATGGCCCTCGTCGGCGGAACGTCGCCGCAGCAGAAGTTCCCGCCCAACCTCAGGGGAGCGAGCTACTACTACTGGCGCGACGCCAACGGCATGCCGCCGCTCCAGGGCAAGCTCCAGGGCGGGACGGAAACGCCGCCCCCGCTCTACGGACACTATGTCCAGGGCCAGCATATGCAGAACGTCGAGAAGATCACCGATGCCGGATACGATCCGACGGCGGCCTACAATTCGGAGGAGAACCCGAAGCCGCCATCGTTCAATCAGGACCTGCTCGGCAACTACTCGCCGGTCGCCGTCGACATGCACGCCTTCAAGCTCCCGGCCATGCTGTCGCGCGATCCGCGTTTCCTGGCGACTGGCGTGCCGAAGGGCGCCCCAGGCTATCCAGACTTCAATCCGAGAGAGGCGGTGACGGGCGGTCAGGTCAGCATGGACGAGGCGTTCAAGAACCCGACGTGGTGGGACGACGCGCCCAATCCGAAAAACGAATATCCAGCCATGGAGCAGTACTGGAAGGGCATGGCCGCCAGCCTCGGCAAAGATCCGGCGCAGGCCCAGGCCGGGGGCTGGATCGGCGGCGGCGGGGTCACCGGGCTCGGATCGCCGCCGGAAACGGCGGCTCAGGCCTTCCAGAACCGCATCAACAACACCGCTTACCGCACAGGCTCAACGCAGTCTGATGTTGAGAACAATTTCTGGCGCGGCGTTCATCCGCTCCTCGGCGTCGCCGGGAGCGGGGCGCTCGCTACTCCTCTGGTGCAGCAATTTTGGGCCTCGCTGCAGCAACCAGGGGCGACGGCGCAGGGAGGCGCTCCTGATGCTCCGCGATATTGGTGAAAAGCGCGCGGACCTCGCGCAGCGCAAGGACATCGTCGAGCGGGACCTCGCAGCAAGTCTCCTCGTCGTGAAAGACCTCCAGCACCCACTGGCCGCCGCGCCAAAGGGGCCACGCCCGATAGCGGTCGTCGGCCGAGAAGGATCGGCGGGGAAAGCGGACAAGTTTGGTCATGTTGCACCTGGGCTAACTCAAGCCCTCGTATATAGGGGAGGTTGGTCGTGAGCGCCACTCTGACCCCGGCCGAGTGGCGAGCGGTCCTCGTCAAGATCGCCCCCAAGGGCAAGCCATGGATCTTGGACGGCTTCGCCGACGCCCTGCCCGGCATTTGCGAGAAGTTCGAGATCAACACGGTCAACCGGCAGGCGCACTTCATCAGCCAGTGCGCGCATGAGTGCGATCACTTCAAGACCACGCAAGAGTACGCCTCAGGCGCGGCCTACAATGGGCGCAAGGACCTGGGCAACACTCAGCCCGGCGACGGCCCCCGCTTCAAGGGGCGCGGGCTGATCCAGCTCACTGGCCGGGCGAACTACACCGCAGCCGCCAAGGCGCTCGGCCAGCCGTTTGTCGAACAGCCTGAGCTGGTCGAGCGGTTCCCCGCCGCCGCCGATGTTTCGGCGTGGTTCTGGGACACGCGCAAGCTCAACCAGCATGCGGATCGCGACGACGTGCGCGCCGTCACCAAGATCATCAACGGCGGCCTGAACGGCCTCGACAGCCGCATCGCCTATCTGGCCTCGACCAAGAAGGCGCTCGCCTGATGGCCGACAACCTCGTCGTCACGCCCAACCCGCTGCCGAAGCTCATGGACTATCCGGCGTCCATCGGCATCGGCATCGCGGTTGCGCTGGTCACGATCCTGCTCATCGTCATCAACCGTTTCGACATGACGGGCGGCGCGCTCACCATCTCGCTCTTGGTCGTCCTGGGCTTCCTCGGCCTCGTCATCTTCTGCGCGCTCTTCACCATCCCCAACGATGAAATCACCTCCTCGGTGATCGGCGGCCTGACGGCGTCGTTCGGCGCGGTCATCGCCTTCTGGCTCGGCCGCAACATGAAAGGCCCACCGCAATGATCGGCGCGCAAGGAGGAGAACCATGCCAATCGGTCTAATCTTCTGGGTGATCATGCTGTTCTGGCTGCTGACCCAGTTCGGCATTTGGTGGGGCGTCAGCGACAACCGTCTTGGCTACGCCAATAGCTTCCTCTTGTGGGTGCTTCTGGCCTGCCTCGGATGGGCGACGTTTGGCCCGATGATCCGAGGATAACGCCCATGTCCATTGGCCTGATCCTGGTCATCATCCTGATCGTCGCCCTGTTCGGCGGCCTGGGCGGGGGCTCAGTCGCGCCATGGGGCTACGGCTACGGCTTCGGCCACTACGGCGTCGGCGGCGTCGGGCTTGTCCTCGTCATCCTTCTCATCCTCGTTTTGCTGGGACGGATTTAGGCATGACGACGATTGTTGGCCTGCTCCACCCAAGTGGCCCCAGCGGCAGTTCCAGCCAAAACGCTGACCGGCGAGGTCTTTGAAACTAGCCAAGCGGGAGGCCCCCATGTCTGATTTCTCTGATTGTAAGGCGCAGATTGCCGACTTTGCAAACCGCCAGGACTGGACCGACGCGCTCGTCACGTCGTTTGTCCGCATGGCCGAAAGCAAATTCAATCAAGAGCTGCGCGTCGCGCAGATGATCCAGATGGACGACGGGATCATCACCTCGCGCTGCGCGCAATTGCCCGATGACTGGCTGGCGATGGACCTCGTTCGCGTCGCCAACGAGAACGGCGCCGACGGCTTCCTCACCGCCCGCTACAAGAGCCGCGACGAGTTCTTCAACCAGCGCGACAGCCACACGTGGATGTACTACACGCTCGTCGGCTCGACGATGTACTTCGGCGGCACGCCCGATCCAGTCGACGGCATCGAGTACAAGCTCGCCTACTACGGCGAGGTCCCGATCTTCTCCGACACGCAGCAGAGCTGGATCTACACCAAGCACCCGCAACTCTACCTGTTCGCCGCGTTGATGCACTCCGGTTTGCACGCCGTCGGCGAGGAGCAGGGGGCCGCGAACTTCAAGCAGCTCGCCGAGGACGAGATCCAAAAGCTCAACGCCGCCCACCTTGGCTCGAAGGCGAGCGGCTCGCGCGTCACCCGGCCGCGCCATCGGAGCTTCGGATGAATGGGACGTGGACGCCTGATCCCTGCGAGGACGATGCGGGCTGGACCGAGGTCCTGCCGCCGCTGACGCCCTGGCCGCCGGGGCCGTGCGAGGACGACGCGGGCTGGACGGGCGTCACCATCTGCCGCAGGCCCTATGGCGTCGCCGCCTACGGCATGGGGCCTTACGGGCGCTGCGCGATCATCGGCGGCGATCTCTGGGGATCGTCGATGGTCTGCGCGCCGTTCACCCAGCAGGCGCCCGCCGCGCCGTCGCCATGGGGGCGTCGACGTGGCTGACAGCTTCACGCTGAACTACGGATGGACGAAGCCCGACATCGGGGCGAGCGACGACACGTGGGGCGACAAGCTCAACATCGATCTCGACGCCATCGACGCGCAGCTCAGGACCGTCGAGGACGGCACGACAGGGCCGCAAGGACCGCCTGGGCCTCTGGGGCCGCCAGGACCTGTGGGGCCGCCTGGGCCGCAAGGCCCGCCTGGGGGCGGCGTCGATGATGCGCCCGACAACCAGACTTACGGGCGCACGGCTGGGGCTTGGAACCTCGTCGTTCCGGCCGCAGGCGGGACGTTCACCGGGCAGACCAATCTGAGCGCGGGCGGGGCGGTGACGGGCGGCGCGCTTCTGTTCGCGGGCTCGGCGGTCTGCTCGGTGCCGACAATCGCCCAACTGCAGCTTGGCGGCGGCTCTCTCGGCCAAGTCCCCGCGACCGATGGCAACGGCAATTTGTCCTGGGTGACGCCGGTCACTGGCGGCCCTTATCTGCCCATCGCGGGCGGCACCGTCACAGGCAGCTTGACGGTCAATCAGGTGCTGACCGTGCAGGGCAGCAACAGTTTGGTGCTGAACGCGCCTGTGACCGGCGGCAATCAGCGTTCCATTTTGGGCATGGCGTCCAACGTTTCTCGTTGGGTGCTGACGCTCGGCGATCAAACCACCGAGGGATTGAACAACACCGGCTCGAATTTCAGTTTGGCGGCTTACAGCGCCACGGGCGCGTTTCTCGGCAATTGGCTGACCATCAACCGCGCTGACGGCTCGACCAATCTTAACGGTCCCGTCAACATGAACGCGGGCGCGGCGGTCAACGGTTCGTTTGCGCTGCAGGGGCCTGGGTCGTTCATCCTCCCAGGCGGCACGTCGGGGCAGTTCCTCTCGACCAACGGCTCAGGCGTCCTGTCCTGGGCGACGCCAGCGGGCGGCGGCGGCGGGATCTCGGACGCGCCCAACGACGGCACGGCCTACGCTCGCAAGAGCGCCGCCTGGGCGCATCTGACGCATACCGACATTACCGACTGGACGGCGACGCTTGCGCCCTACGCGTTGACTTCCAGCGTCCCGGTCGCCTCCACCACGACGCCCTTGCCGAGCGGAACGGCGGCGGTTGGTTCGTCGATAGCGTGGTCACGCGGCGATCACGTTCATCCACTCCCGCCGCAAGCTATTGGCGACAACCGCATCATCAACGGCGACATGCGGATCGACCAGCGCAACAACGGCGCGGCCGGAACAGCGTTGGGCGTCTATACGGTTGATCGTTGGTTCTATGGCTCAAACCAAGCAAGCAAGGGAACGTGGGCGCGCGGAACTGCTGTTGGCGCACCGGCTCTTCAGGCGGCTGGATTTGCGAATTATCTTTCTTTTACATCGTCGTCTGCATATGCGGCGGCAGCGGCGGATGTTTTTAGGTTCACTCAGCCGATTGAAGCCGACACGGTCAGCGATTTCGCGTGGGGAACGCCGAACGCGCAACCAGTAACGGTATCGTTCTTGGCGTTCTCGACATTGGCCGGGACGTTCGCCGGGGCGATCCGCAACACCGCGTCGAACCGCTCTTATCCTTTTACTTTCTCCCTGCCGACCGCGAGCACTTGGACGAAAGTCGCCGTCACCATCCCCGGCGATAGCGCCGGAACGTGGGTGATGTCGGGCAACGGCGGGGGGTTGACTGTTGATTTCGATCTTGGTTCTGGCTCGACTTTACGGTCAACGGCGAACTCTTGGCAAAACGGCAATTTCCTCGGTGTGACCGGGGCGGTCAGCGTTGTCGCGACCAACGGCGCGATCTTCAACATCACTGGCGTCAAGCTGGAGATCGGCAGCGTAGCAACGCCCTACAATCGGCAGTCGCTTACCAAGTCTTTGGCGGATTGCCAGAGGTATTATTTCAGTGATCCAACGTCATACTCAGTTGGATTTAACTCATGGGCGGTTAGTGGATTTAGCAACGTGCCTTTTGCGCTTCCCGTAACAATGCGAGCAACTCCTACAATTGCTCCCGGCACGCAGTCAGGTAACACAAACATGAGTACTTTTAACATCACATCAATATCTCAGTCGCGTTTTGTTATGAACTTTGTTGCTGCTGCTGCTGGTGGGGCGGGTCTTGCAGTGGCCGGATTTACTGCAACAGCGGAGCTTTGAGCATGACCTACACGCAAGTCTGGGATCACATGACGGGTCAGCCCAGCGAAACTACGATCCAGCGTGACGCGGACGGCGCGTTCATCCCGATGGACCCCGACAACGTCGATTGTCAGGAATACATGGCGTGGCTCGACGAGGGCAACGCGCCGAAGTCAGCGACGCCGCCCGTCTCGACGCTGCCGGAAGTCACGCCGGTCGAGGATCGCGTCGCCGATCTCGAAACGCGCGTCGATCAACTGGAGGCCTCCAGTGGCTGAGACAACTACAGTCAACTATGGCTGGACGATGCCGGACCCCGGCGCGTCCGCCAACACCTGGGGCGCGACGCTCAACGCGACGACGCAGAAGGTCGACAATCAGGTCTTTCTGAACCAGCAGGCCGGGGTTCCAGTCGGCGCGACGGTGATGTGGCTGGCCGCAACGCCGCCGACCAACTGGCTGATCTGCAACGGCGCGTTGCTCTCGACCACGGGAACCTATGCGGCCCTGTTCGCCATCCTCGGCTACACCTGCGGCGGCTCTGGGGCGAACTTCAATCTGCCCGATCTCCGCAACCGATTTCCGATGGGCGCTGGCACGCTCGGCGCAGTCGGCGGCGCGGCGACCGTCACTCTCGACGCGACCATGATCCCGGCGCACACGCACCCGGCGACACAAGCGGCTCACGGTCACGCCGCTACTCAGGCCACGCACGCGCACAATATCGCGACCGGCGGTCACTCGCACGCCATCCATACCGGAGCCCACAATCACACGGTTCCAAATTCGGTCAGTTTCAGCGCCGGTTCTGGAGTTCCAGGCGGCGTCGGCGCGCAATTAGGAACTCAAACGACTTCGACTGCGGGGGATCTCGGCGGGAATACCGACACGGCGGGCAATCTCGGCGGGAATACCGACTCTCAAGCGCCTGCTATCACCGTTCCCACAGCGCAGCCCGCCATCACTGTCGCTGCAAACACCGGCGGCGGCGCAGCGCACAACAACCTGCCGCCGTTCCAGCAGGTCAACTTCATCATCAAGTACCAATGAGCACCCAGTTTCGCCCGATCCAGATCCCGCCCGGCGTCGTCTCGATGGCGACGAAGAAGATGCAGTCCTCGAACTGGGCCGAGGTCAATTTCATGCGCTGGCGCGAAGGCCAGCTCATGCCGATGGGCGGGCAGTCGCAATTCACCAACGTCGTTGGCGGCGTGGAACAGTATCAGTTCGCCTCGCGCTGCAAGATGATCCACGGCTGGTATGATCTGGCTGGGGTCTACCACATCGCTTACCTCTGCGAGACGAACCTCTACATCGACACGGGCGGGACGCTGACCGAGATCACGCCAGCGGGCGGCTTGGTCGCGCCGAGCGGGCTGGTGGGCGGCTTCGGCGACGGCCTCTACAACACGGACCTCTATGGCACGCCGCGCTCGATCCCCAGCAGCGTCTCCGTCACCAAGGTCCCCGACGCCTACTCGCTCGATAACTTCGGCTCGATCCTCTACGCGATGACCTCGGCCGATAGTCGGCTCCTGATGTGGGACCCAGGCGTCGGTCCTGCGGGCGCTAATCCGAACTCTCTCGCCACTGGCGCGGCGTTCGTCACGACCTCGCCCAACATCACCATGGCGGCCTCGAACCCCGGCTGGGTGAACCCGAACATGAGCGTGTTCAACGCCAGCCATCAGCTCGTCGGCACGGTCCTCTCGTACACCGGAACGGCTCTCGTCTTGGCGGCCAACGCCTTGGTTGGCGGCGCTTTGGGCGCTCAGTTGACGTTCAGCAATTTGGCGGTTGTCCAGCCGCCTGCGAGCGGGCGCGGCCCGGTGCCGCACGGGCGCTGCTTTGTGGTCACGCCGGAAAGATTTGTGATGATCTTCGGCTCGGTCAACGACGGCACGGCGGGCGGGACCAGCGGCGGCGGGCCGAGGAGGTTCGCATGGTGCGATCAGGAGAACCCCGGCGCGTGGGACTATAGCAACGTCACCTCGCAGGCGGGCTTCCTCGACATCGAGCCCGCATCACCGATCATCTGCGCACTCGCCACCCGCGTCGGCGTGATCTTCTGGACCGGCAAGAAGGTTTACACCTCGCGCTTCCTGGGCCTGCCCTACGTCTACAACTCGACCGAGCTGGCCGACGGCACGACGCCGTGGTCGCCGCAGTCGATGACGACCACGTCGGCGCTCACGCTATGGTTCAGCGAGCAGGGCATGTTCTCCTACGACGGCACCTCCATCGTGCCTGTGCCGTGCTTGGTGCGGCCCTGGATCGACGACGACATCGACCCTATCGCGGTGCGCGAGTTGAGCTTCGCCGCGCACCTGGGCGAGTTCTCGGAGTGGTGGTGGTTCTTCCCTGAGCTGAACTCGCCCTTCAACACCAAGGCGATGGTTTACAACTACAAGGAAGGATGGTTCAGCCAGTGCAGATTGTCGCGCTCGGCGGGCATCACGTCGAGCTACACCAGCCACCCGATCTTCGCCGATGATTTCGTAGCGTTCCAGCATGAAGTGGGCGTGACCTACGCCAGCGCTAACATGCCGGTGCAATTGCCGTTCGCCGAGACGTTCGACCTCAACCTTCTCGGCGGCTCGCGCCTGATCACCGTCAAGCAGATGATCCCCGACGTGGAGGCGCTCGACGCGCCCGACGATGCCTCGACGGCCAACGCCATCGGCAACCTGCGCTATTCGATCTTCTACCGGAACTCGCGTTCGCTCGGCTCGCCTGAGCTGCAATCGCCGCCGAGGCCGGTGCGCAGCGACGGCTATGTCGACTTCCGCCAGACCGGGCGCGACATCCGTCTGCGCATCGACATGGCGTCGTCTGTGATCCAACCGTTCACGCTGGGGCAACATTTGATCGACGCCGTGCCAAGAGGAGATCGTTGATGGCCCCCAAGCCGCAAACCGCCGCGCCGCAGCCGCCGCCCGATCTGCCCTCGATGCCGGATGTAAGCCCGGTGATGACGGCCTATCTGCGCACCTTCGCGCTGTGGTGCCGCAACGGCTTCGCCGACAAGCTGCCCGCCAGTCAGGCGCTGCCGGGGATTATGTTCCAGGCGGCCGACGCGCCCGCCGGGACAACGCCTTCGGTGTGGAAGCTGGAAGTCTTGAGCAACGGCTCCTTTCGGACCACCCAGGTCCCGCTTGGGAGCGGCCAGCCATGATCGGCTACGAGCAGAAGCTCGCGCGCGTCCTCGACCGCATGGGCGGCGTCTATCTGGTCGACGACATCCTGACCGCCATCGGCGAGGGCAAGATGCAGAGCCACGTCGTCAACAATTCATGGGCGATCACCCAGGTGCAAACCTTCCCCCGCGCGCGGCAATTGCAGCTCCTCGCCATGGTTGGTGATCTCGCTGACCTCGACCCCTTGCACGCGAAAATTGTAGACTACGCGGGCGCGGTCAACGCCGGGCTGCTTTCAACTTATGGACGGCTCGGATGGCTTCGCGAGGGAAGCTTCGCGCGCTTCGGCTGGCGGCTGAAAACCAAGAGCCACCTCTACCAGAAGGAACTCTGACATGGGCAGTTCCGGTTCGACCGACACTTCCTCGCAGCAGCAGAGCATCAGCCAGACGCAGTTGCCGCCGTGGGTCAATCAGGCGGCGCAGCAGAACTATGCGCTGGCCCAGAACATCGCCAACCGGCCGCTCACCCAGTTCTCAGGCCAGCAGGTCGCCGACATCGGCCCGCAAACCCAGCAGGCCTGGAACTTGGCGGCGACCAGCGGCGGCGCGGGCGCCGATCAGTACAACGCCGCGCAGGCTGGCTTTCTCACGGCGGCCGGGACGCCCGCGACGCAGGTCAACGCGCAGCAGCTCTCGAACACCAATCTGCAGCCCTACATGAACCCCTACACGCAGAGCGTGATCAACAACACGCTGCCGCTGATGCAGCAGCAGAACGCGCTCGCTCAGAACCAGCAGCAGAACCAAGCCAATTCGGCCAACGCCTTCGGCGGCTCGCGGCAGGGCGTGCAGCAGGGCGTCGCCCAGGCGCAGGGCGCGATGAACATCGGCCAGATGGCGTCGCAGTTGAACCAAGCGAATTTTCAGCAGGCGCAGCAGGCGGCGACCGGCGACATCACCCGCAACCTCCAGGCGGCGCAGGGCAACCAGAGCGCCAATCAGGCCAACATCAATTCGCTGATCGCGGCGGCTGGCGGCCTCGGCAATCTCGGCAGTCAAGCGCAGCAGAACCAGCGCCAGCAATTCCTCGAGGAAAGCACCGCTGGCGCGCAGCAGCAGCAGCAGGCGCAAAACCAGATCAACGCGCAGATGAACCAGTTCAACGCGGCGCAGCAATATCCCGGCCAGCAGCTCGGCATCCTGCAGTCGGCTCTGGGCATGACGCCTTACGGCTCGACGACGATGGGCTCATCGACCGGGCAGACGCAGCAGACGACGACGCCGTCGCTGATGGCCGATGTCACGGGCGGCCTGCAGGCGCTCGGCGGCTTGGCCTCCGCGCCCGCTGGCGGCACAAGCGCGCTGACGGGTTTGGCGAACTTCTTCGGCGGCTCGGACAGCCACCTCAAGACCGACATCACCAAGGTTGGCGTCCATCCGCCGACGGGCTTGCCGCTGTACAGCTATCGCTACAAGGGCGATCCCAAGTCGTTCCCCAAGGTCACCGGGCCGATGGCCGAGGACGCGATGCAGGTCGCGCCGCACGCGGTGCAGACTGTCGGCGTGCACGCGCCCACCGGGCAGGCGCTCCATACCGTCAACATGGCCGCGCTCAATCAGGCCGGGCCGCCAATGGGCGCGAACGACAACGGGCCTGCGATCAGGCCGCGCCGCATGCCGGGCGCGAACGGCGCGTTTGCGACGCGGGTCCCAGGCGCGCTCGCGCCGCCGCAACCGATGGGGCTCAACGGCGCGATGGGCGCCGCCATGCGACCGCAGCGCCTGCGGCCGAACGCCGCCATGCCGCGCGTCGCTGGAGGGCTGATGAGTGGCTGACTTCAGCGACCTCAACCCAGTCTTTGCGACGCGGCTCGGCCAGCTCCGCGACGCGCTGACCCAGGCTGGCATCGGGAACAGCCTCCTCTCTGGCTACCGCTCGCCTGAGTATCAGAACCAGATGTATCAAAATCATCTGGCGAAGTCGGCAGGGCAACCGCTGCCTTATCCGAATGTGGAAGCGCCTTCTGTCGTCGCGGCGCCGTGGCGCTCGTTCCACAACTACGGGCTCGCCGCCGATTTCAATCTCAGCAACCCGAACGACTATGCGCGCCTCCAGTCGATGGCGCCGCAGTTCGGCCTGAGTGGGATCGGCATGAGCGACAAGGGTCACATCCAACTGGGGGGCGACCTCGCCAGCGACATCAACCAGTACCACCTCGCTGGCTGGCGGCCCGCGAGCCAGCCAGCGCCAGCTCAGGGCGCTATCGCCTACACCGGGGCGACGCCCGCCCCGTCCCGGCCGGGAACGCCGACGCCGGGGACTTCGCTCAATTCGAGCCCGCTTGACATCGTCCTCAACGCCGAAAGCGGCGACCGCAACATCAACAACACCCACCAGGGGACATCGAGCGGGCAGGCGCAGGGCAACGCCCAGATCACGACCGGCACGTGGAACGACTTCGCCCCCAAGGCGGGCGTGGATCTGAAGCAGTATCCCACGCCCGACAGCGCGCCTCGCGACGTGCAGATCAAGGTGGCGAGCGTCATCCCGCTCAACCGCTGGGCCTCGTCGACCGTCAACGCGGTCGTGGCCAAATATCCAGGCATCGACACGTCCCAGCCCCTCGGCGTGATCCAGGCGAACGCTATAAACCCCTCAGGAGCCTCTGGGAGCCCCGCCAGCGCCCCTCCAGCCGCTTCGGCTACTGGACAGCCCGCAGCGCCCTCAGGGGGCTTGGCGGGCCAACTGGCGAGCGCCATGAAGCCGCTGTCGGGCGGCAAGGGCGGCGGCGGCGACGACCAACCGCCCCCGATGCAGCTCCCGCAGGCCCCCCAGGCGCGGGCGATGGGCGGCCCGATGATGATGGGGCCGGGCGGGCAGAACACGTTCGGGGCGAGAGCGGCCGAGCAGTCGCTCGCCCAGCAGGGCTTCATGACGCAGCCGACGCTGGCCGCATTCGGCGGCGGCGGCACTCAGCCGGTCGTCCCCTCGACGATCCAGTCGACGATCCAGCCGATGGCGCCCGGCCAAGCGACCGGCATGCCCGCGATGCCGGGGACGACGCTCAACTCGCCCGGCCAATTGCAGATGGCGCTGATGTCGGGGCAGCTATCGCCCTATGACATGTATGCTCGACAGCAAGGGAGCATGTGATGGCTCAGAACCTCGCCCAGCTCACGGACATGTGGATGGTCAATCCGACCATGTTCGACCCGACGCAGCAGAGCAATCAGTTCTCGAACTACAACAACGCCGCGCTGCCCTGGCCGCCGACGTACAACACCGGAGCGGGCGGGCCGGTCAACGCCGCGACCGGCCAGCCGATCCCATCGTTCCAGCAGTGGCAGCAGCAGAACCCCGGCGGCATGAGCATCAACACGACGCCCGCTGCGCCCGCCCCGCCGCAGCAGTCGAACATCCCGCAATACATCTACGCCCCTGGCGGGCAATACAGCGGCGGCGGAAGCCAGGAAGTCGATCAGCTCGCTGGCAGGAACACGCCAGGGCAATACATCGTCAATCCGGCCTACGCCCAGCAGCAGATGGGGCAACAGCAGCAGCCAGCGCCCCAGGCCGCGCCCCAGGCGAGCGGGCCGCCGAACAACTGGCAGGCGGCGATCAACGCCTTGAGCAATCCCGGCAAGGTGCAGACGATGGGCGCGAACGTGCCGCAGGTCACCGGCTACCAGCCCAGCGGCGGCGTCAATCAGGCGTTCCTCAATCAAGCTGGCGCGGGCCAGGGCATGAACCAAAACTTCCTCAACGCCCTGCGCTCGATCCAGGCTCGGCCGCAGTGAGGTGATGTGATGCCCGGCATAGGGGATTTATTTTTCCGGCTCTCTGGCGCTCCTGATCCGTCTCAGCAGCTCGCGGCGCTGCTCTCTGGGCAACAACAGCCCGGTGCGCCGCCGCCCGGCGCGGGTCCTCCAGGCTCTGCCCCCCCTCAGCCTGCCGGACCCGCTGCCGCCGGTCCTGGCGCCGGTCCCGGCGCTGGTTCAGCTCCCAATCCATCGCCCGGCGACCCGCCGCCGCCCGGTTCACCGCCGCAGCCGCAGGTGCTCCAATCCACGCCCGCTCAGTCGGCGAGCTACCAGACGCTCGCCAACCCGCCGAACCTGATGTCGCTGTACATGCAGATGCAGCAGCGGCAGGACGCGATGCGCGGGATCAATAGCGGGCTCGCGCTGATCGCCGCCAACCACTCGCCGCCCAGCATGCGCGAAAGCATCATGCAGTCGCTGACCGGCGGCCAGAGCGATCCTGGCCAGATGGTTGGCAACCTGATGAGCCTCTACAATAGCCAGAACCAGATGGCGGCGCAGCAGCAGATGCTGTCGGAAGCCGACGCCATTGACCAGAAAAACGGCTGGCCGCCGGGGACTGCCAAAGCGGAGATCATGGCCGGTCGCGGCGCCGATCTCGTCAAGGCGATGGAGCCCGACAACACGATCAAGAACTACCAGTGGGCGCACGATACCTACGCGAAGAACCATCCCGGCGCGTCGCCAGAGGAGATCGACGCAGGGGCGCAGAGCATCCTCTTAGGGGCTGGCGGCGGCGGCGCTGCTGGCGGCGAACTTGCGTCGATGAACATCGCTAAATCGCATTGGCTGGCGGACCCCGCCAACCAGGGCAAACCGCCTCCCGGCTACATGACAGACCTGACGAAGTGGAAGATCTATAGCCAGGATCTGAACGACGCGAGAACGCAGTTCGGCGGCGTCAATGACAGTCTCGGCAAGTTCGTCGGCGACATGAGCAAGGTCGCCAACAATCCCAGCCTCAACAAGATCACTGGGTCGACCGGCGGCATATTGACCGGGGCGTTCGCCGGGCTGCTGCCAGGGGAAGTCAACAATCTAAAGACCGACATGACAGGGTTGCAGAACGAGGCCAAAGACATGGCGTCGCGCGGCGGCCCGAAGGGCGTTAACCAAAACCTCAAATCGCTCGGCTCCTCCCCCGAAGATTTCACCAACTCCTCCCTCACCAACTACCGCGACACGGTCATCGCGCCGCGCATGCGGCAGGCTCTCACCGCGCAGGCGAACGCCAACGGCGCGGCTGGGCAGGCCAACAGCATGCCCGGCTACCTCCAGCATTACCTCGACCAGATGTATAAGTCGGGAGGCGATCTCGACATCGGCGGCTCGCCGAAGGCGAACTCGCCCGACCTCGGACCCAATGGCAAGCCGCTCCCGAAGCCAGACGCAGCGCACATGCAGGACTTCTGGACGGCGTTGGAGCATCGCGGCCCAGAGTTCGCGCTTAAGGGCCTCAAAGACGCTGGGTTCGACACATCATCGTTGAGGTGATCGATGGCTGAAACGTACCTCACGCCGACGTTCCAGAACGCGGCAAAGCCCCCGGCCGACGCGCCCGCAGCAACTGCGCCCGATGCGACAGCGCCCGCCCCACCCCAGACGGGCGGGGAGCAATACCAGACGCCCACTTTCAAAAAGGCGGTCGCCCCGCAGCAGGAGGCAGGCGGCGACCAGACGCAGCAGACGACCGGCGCCCAGCCCGGCGACTGGTCAACGGTCGCCGCGAATGAGGCCGCGATGTACTCGCTTCCTGGGCTCAGAGCGCAGGCCGCAGCGGCGAGGCAGCGCCTTGGCCCGGTAGCGGCGGCGAGCGCGGATGTGGCGGGGAACTTCGGAAGCCCGACGACGGCGCTCAACTTCGTCCCCTACGTGGGTCCCGAACTCGCAGGCGGGCTGCATGAGGGCATCAAGAGCTACAATTCGCAGCCGGATTGGGTGCCGAACTCGTCGGAATTGGCGCAGATCGCCAAGGACACGGCCGGGGGCATCGTCGGGGGGCTCGTTGGCCATGGCGCTGGCAAGGCAATCGCAAACCCTGAGCTGCTCAAACTTGGCGCAGGCGGCATCGGCACGGCGATTGCTCATAAGCTCCCGGCATGGTTCCCCGGTCAGGAGCTGATGGGCGCGGCGGGCGGGTATGCGTTGGCTAACAAGGCCGTCGACTGGACCTCCGAAAAGCTTTCTTCGCCTGCCGCGCAGGCGGCTATCCGAAGCCTTGTTCAGGGCGGAACGGCGGCGGCGCGGGCGTCGAGCCCAGGCCCACTATGGGATCAGTGGGTGCCTGGGCAGTAGGGGATCAAAACCCCCGGCCCATGACGACCAAGAGGCCGATCACGCCAATGGCAGAGCCGATGAGCGCGAACCTCGGCGACTGGAACACGCTAGACCACTTCGATGGAGCCAGGGCAACCTGGGGCTTGCTGCGCCGCTCGATCTCGTCGGCGGTCTTTTTCGCGATTGAGTTTTCCACTTGGGTCATGACGAAGATGGCCAGGGCGGCGGCAACGAGAAAGCTCCAATCCATTTCACTTCACCTTTCGCATGAGCTTGACGAGCTGATCGCGCTCGCGCTTGGAGAGGGCGTGCGGGCGGCGCATGAACTGCGCGAGCTTCGCCGCCTCGGCTTCGGTCAGACCCTGGATCGCGCCGGGGACTTTGTCGTGGGGCCAGTGAGCATTCATCCGAGCGCCCCCACCTTGGCCGCGATGCGAATGAGCAGCCAAAGGCCAACGAACGCCATGACGAGGTGTAAGGCAGCCATTGAGATCAGCAGCTTCATGCGTGGAAGAGCCAGAAGCGCCCCAGCGCCACGCCGACGCCGACCGCAGCCGTGAGTGCGAGGACGAGCTGCACGACAAACTTCCGGTTCTCCATCCGCATTTCTTGTCGGAGGCGTTCAATTTGAATGGTCATGAGATCGATCCTCAATCGCCGTTCTTCATCGTCAGTTGGCATTGGGCCAACATATAATCACGGCCGGGGCGAGCGCCATTGCCTTTTACGGCCAAAATCCTGCCTCTATGAGCCAACGACGTTCCGAACGCGCCGGTGGTAACTGGCTGAGACGCGGTGGAAAAGCTCCTCGCCCCAATCCACCAATGTGCGGGATTTTACGCGGGCAAGCTAACGGGTTTAGGAGGGTGAAAAAACCAGCCAAAATCCCGCACGCCAATATTATCAACAACTTAAGCTCAATGCGGAAAAAGCGTTTAAATCCGCAGGGCAAATCGCCCCCAATGAAAACAACCCCTTAACGAATAAAAATCCCGCACGTAATTTGGTGCGGGATTTTCCGCGCGACAAATAGTACTTCTTACTTGTCGCGCATCGACCAAGGGGTCCCCTCCATGAAAGCCATCCTTCTCGCCGCCGGGCTCGCGCTCGCCGTCTCGCCCGCCATCGCCGCCACCCAGATCACCGTCGAGGACATCGGCGCGGTCCTCAACCAGTCGCTCGCCCTCCCGGCCGAGGACACGCCCGGCCTGGGCATCGCGTTCGAGCAGTTTTTCGAGTTCTCGCTGCCGGTGCGCGAAACGGTCACGCTCTCGGTGAGCGATAGCGCGACCGGCGCGCAGCGGATCGTAGGCGGCGTGCTGTCGCTCAACACGTTCACCTCGACCGCGCCCGTGTCGCCGTTCCAGCCGCTTGGCGCGCTGATCGAAAGCTCGGCGCTGGCGAACGTGATCGGCGGCCAGGAGGCGACTGTGACGCCTGACGCGCTCGACGCCGGGGCGTACTTCGCGGAGGTGAGCGGCGCCAGCGGGCTCGCGCCGATCCACATCGCGATTGACGGCACGGTCACCGCGACCACGGTGCCTGAACCCTCGACCTGGGCGATGCTGGTCGTCGGGTTTATTGGGCTTGGGTGGGGGGCTCTGAGCCGTCGCCGGGTGCGTGAGCTTCACGCAACTGCATAAGCACGGCCTTGTGCGCGGCCCATAAGCCGGGGCCGCGCGAGGCGCAGATCGCCGTCCTGGCCATCTGATGCGGCCCGCCGTCGATGGCGACGCGCGCCATCGCATTGGCGACGCGCTCGATCTCCCTCAAGATCGCCCCTGGATCGAGGCGCGCCTCGATGACGACCTCGTTGCAGGCGTCGCAGCAGCGCCCCTCGCCCATGTAGAGCGGCGCGGGGTTGTTGCCGATCCGCTCGTAGGGCAGTCCACAGAGGCAGCAGGTGGGGTCTGGCTTTCGCATCTACTCCTCCGTGAGCTTCGCCTCGCAGCCATACTTGTGCAGCGTTTCAACGATCTTGGCCGCGCGGCGTCGAAGGTCACGGGCAATGACTTCGCGGATTTCCTGCTGCGCCTCTGGGGTGAACCCGCCGAAGGTACGCTGCTCCACGCCGCTCGTCCCCTTGCGGGCTTCGCCGTATACACGATCCAAGATCGCATCCTTGATGTTGGTGCGGTCTGTGTGGAGGTAATCCAGCTTGCGATAGAGTTCGTCGATTTTTTTGATGTCGGCCGAAGTCAGCGTCATTTTCACAACGGCTCCATTTCCAGTCAAAAAAAGGGGGCCTCAGAGGCCCCCTTATTCGTTCACGCGGCGCGCTTGGCCAAGAGGTGGATCTCGGCCTTCGCGCTGGCGGCGTGTTCGGCCTCCTTGGTGTAGTTGATCGCCGTCACCATGCTCCAATGATAGATCGCCTGGAGCGTCTGGTACTTGCAGCCGTTTTGCGCCAAGCGCGTGGCGCCCATGTGCCTGAGGCCGTGCGGCGTGCAGTTCGGCACGTTCACCGCGTCGCAGGCGGCGCGGAACCACCGGCCGAACCGCTCGATGTTGAACGGGGCGCCCGTCTTGGGATCGAGGAGGAAGGTCAGGTCGCCCTTCTCCTGGCAGGCGTCGATAGCCTCCTGCAGGACCGGTAGGACCGGCACGTTGATGGCCGCCCCGGTCTTTTGCGCCTTGAGCCCCGACAACTGGCCAGCGTGGATATGCTGGCGGCCCATCTTGATCACGTCGACGCCGCGCTGGCCTGAGTAGAGCAGGAGCGCGTAGGCGAGCCGCTCGCGCGTGCCGAGCGGGTAGGCCTGCTCGAACGTGTCGGCCTCCACGTCGGTCCAGCGGTGGTTGCTGCCGCCCTTGTACGCCACGGGTTCGACGCCCAGGCAGGGGTTCTTCGCGACATGCTTCTGCTTGACGGCCCAGATGAACGCCAGCCTGAGGTGGGCGACGGCGGCGTTGGCGGCGGTGAGCTTGCCGGTGGCGGCGATCTTTTCCTGCAGCTTCATGACCCAGTCGTCGGTGATGTCGCGGAACGCAATCGAGCCGTTCTTCTTGGCGAGCCTGCCCAACACGTTGCGGCGCTGCTTCTGCGTCCCCTCGGCCATCTGGCGCTGGCCCGGCGAGCGCAGGAACTGGTCGATCAGCCACGCCAGCGAGGCTGGGTTGGTGGGCGAGAGGCCGAACGGCTTCGGGGCCTCGACGGGCGCATCGGCATGGCCGTAGGTCAGGCGGGCCTTGTAGTAGGCCTCCTCGAACGACTGCGTGCCGAACGTCTCATTGATGCGGATGCGCGGCCCATGGCCTTCGCGATAGGTCCAGATCGGATTGCCGCGAAAGTCGATTTCGGCGTGCAGGCCCTTCGGCCTGCGGCGGCCCGGCCCGAAGGCCTGGGTGAGATGGTTGTTGTCGTCTTGCTTGCGTGAAACGGAGTGCATTTTAGGTTCCCTTACCAGTTTGGCTCTGGGAGCTTCCCCTCCCCCTTTAATTCCTGTGCGGGAGGTTGGCCCAATGCCAACTTCTCCAGATATGCATCGTCCATAATCAAGACAATAGCCCCGGCGCCGATTTCGATGCGCACCGCCTTGACGCCCGCCCACCGCGCCGCCTTGAGCGCCCGCTTGTAATCCTCCATCAGGGGGCCGTTGACCTTAGTGACCATTTACAGCCTCCAGGGCGGCCCGTAGCAGGACTCGCGTGCGGGTGGGCTCATCAGCCTCAGGCTCGACGAGATCGCCGCTGGTGAGGCTGGGAAGGGGGATTTCGAGGATAGGGGAGATGCGTCGAATTGTTTGGGGACGCATCTCCCTTATTGCACCGCACCGCTGCGGCCAGGGGTAGTACCAGCGCGCGTAGCGGTGGCAGGCCGCAGCGTCGACCGGCTGCGAGGCCATGAAGGCGGCGGCGAGCATGATCCCCCTGAGCGTCATTCGTCCCGCTCCTGCTTGACGCCATAGCGGCGCGCGATCTCCGTCGGCCCGGCCCCGACGACGCGGTGCTTGGTCCCCATGCGCTTCGACTTGGCGATCTCGAACACGTCGCGCCTAGTCTTTTTGTCGTGACACTTCAGGCACAACAATTTTCCGTCGTCGGCGGTGAGGGGGCTGCGGTTGTCGTTGGCGGGCCGGATGCCCTCGGCGACGCTGTGGTCGATCTCGTAGTCGGCGCGCGACAGGCACTCGGCGCCGCACTCCTCGCACCAGACTCGCCCCTTCATGTCGGTCGCGCGGAGCGTGATGGCCTTCGCAGCCGCCTTGGTGAACAGGACGCGCGTCACGCCGCGCCCCTGAGCTGCTCAGGCGAGACGCCGATCAGGTTCGAGATCCAGCCCAGGATGTCGTCCTTGCTCTGCTGGAACTCGGCCTTGTCCATCTTGTCGAGGCCATGCATGCGCTGGCTGCGCGCCCACCGCACGACGACTGTCGGGCCGCGCGTCACGACATGGGCGAACTCATCCCGCCCCTTGGCGTAGGCGGCGACCCGCAGCGCCGCCGCCGCGCTCCCCGCCTCGATGACCATTTCGCGGAACCAGCCGGTGGCGATCAACGCGCCTTTGCGCAAGTGTTCTGGCGACGGAAACGTCTCAGCGACCGCGGCGGGCAAATTGTTCCAGGCCTCGGCGATCCAGGCGAACTCATGCCTGTGGCTGATCCAGCTCCTGTCGGAGACTTCCTCCAACCAGTAGCGGCGGCCGATCACGAACGCCTTGTCGGCGGCCTTCGGCCTCGCCGGGATCATCGCCTCGCCGTTCCAGACAAAGGCCATCATGCTCAGAAGCCCAGCTTGTGAAGGTCGAGATGATGCTTGCGGCAAAGCCACACGACGTTGAGCGGCTTGCCGTAGTCGGGATGATGCATCTCTGCGCCGTCGCCATCGCACATGAAGCAGAGCTCTCGCGTCAATTTGCCGCGCTTCAGATATTCTTTGGCGTAGGATCGGGCGTTGTCTTTACGCCGCTGCTCGGCGTTCAGCGGATGCGTCTTGCGCCATTCGCGCATATAGGCGCGATGGTACGCGCGCTTGGCTTCGCGCCCTATTTCATATGAAATAGGGATCGGCTCGCCTCTCTCATTTGTGAACGTGAAACTTCGCATGGGCTTCAGCCGGGGTTAGCGGGTTTGGCTGGTCTTTTTGGGGCGCATCACGCCGCCGTCGCGTAGCGGCGCGAGAGCTGTTCGACCTTGCGGTCAACCTCCTTGACGAACTGCGCGATCTCGCGCTCCAGTTCCGCGATGAAAGCCGCGTCGCGATTGATGCGCTTAATCCAGAGGCTCATCCCGCTGGGAAAGTCTGGGTTATAGCTGACGAAGTCGCACCACTGGCGGCCGGTGCAGGACAATTGCCACGTCATCTGAACGAGGTGGTCGTTGCTGATCGTCTCGGTGAGCAGGGTGTTAAGGTGCGCTGCGGGCAGCGGGCATTTGATCTCGATCAGGCCCACGCCCAATATGCCGGTGACGAAGCCGTCGGGCGAGCAGTGCGAGCCCTTGATGGAGGGGTGTGTGACCAGGCCCGCTTCCTCGACCTCGACGCCGCGCACCATCGAGTACAGCAGACGCGCCTCAGGCTCGCGCGCGGTCCCCTGCAGCATCGCCTGGGTCTTGAAGATCTCGACCGGCGTCAAGGTCAGGCGTTCGAGAACCTTTTCCGCCATCAGGCTGTCGCGATCCGCCGAATAGCCGGTCTTGGTGCGGCGCACGACGCGCGGCGCGTCAGACGCCCCGACTGAGCCGCAGCGCGCCTGGCGCCACTCGTCAGTTCCTTGGAGCATTGTCGTTCCCTGGAGCATTTTTGCTGCGCCTTTGTTCGGCGTTGGCGAGGTTGAGCGCGGCCCTGACCCGCATGAACTGATCGACGTTCATGTCGTCGATCTCAGCGACGCCGATGAGGTTGAGCATCGTGGCGACGCTGCGGCCCGTTTGGTCGAAGAGCTGGCGCAGCTCGTTGGCCTGTTCGGCGACGATCCTGAGCGATGTCCCGCCCGCGCCACGCCCGTCATCGTCGACGCCAGCGGCGAGGCCGATTGCCGCGCGCAGCGAATAGCGTTGCAGGTAGGTCAGCGCAGATCCGAGCGCCTGCACCATCGACATGCCGGTCGAGCCTGGGTCGACCTTCGTCTCCAAGGGCGCTGTTTCCTCGCTGTAGCCGTCGGCGTGGCTGACGATGCAGGTGACGGTGACCAGATCGGCCTTCTGGCTGATGCGGAAGCGGTACGAGAGGCCATGCACGGCGAACACCGGGTCGACGACCTTGGCGACATCGGCGAAGCTCTCGTAGCGGTACTTGGTGCGAGCGCCGCCCTCGCGCTTCGACGGGTAGTCGACATCACGCGTTTTCAGGACCGGCGAGATCTCGCCCTTGGCTTCGCTCATCGCGACGTTGAAGGCGCGCATGGCGGCGCGGTCCTCTTCGGATCGGCGCGCGGCCAGGAGCCGGTCGAACACTTC